TATCTTCAGTAAGTATATTAAGTTTAATTTTCATTTCCTCTTTCATTATTTCTGATACTTCATCCATTTGTGCTCTTCTTGAAGCTACAAGTTCTTTGTTCTCTTCTTCTAATTTATCTATTTGCTCTTTAGCATTTTCTTCGCCTTTGTTTGCGATTTCATTTACTTGAGCAGCTAACTTCATAAATTCTTCTGAAGGAGTTCCTGCTTTTTCTACATCTTTAAGTTTGTCATGAAGTATAGCAATATTTTTACTTACATTAATACTAAAATCTTTACCTTTAATCTCTTGAACTTGATATAATCCATTAATTAGATTTACAAATTCTCCTTTTGTTGCATTAATTGTTTTCATTGTTTTTGTTTTTGGTTTTGTAATTGTTGTCATTGTCTATTTATTTATTGGTTAATATTAATTTATCACTAAAAAGTGAATTTTACTTGCTGTTGCAGAAGTTGCTCCTGTTGCATCTGAGTGCATAATACTAATTTTAAAACTTCCACTTGCAACTGTATGTATTGCGCAAGATAACTGCGCATTATTTGTTGTATTTTCATCTTGCATAGTTACTAGAATTACAGAGTCTGATGCAACTGTACTATTAGTAACTGTAAATTCCGCATTTGTATCATTTGCTAAAGCTACTGCTGCTAATGTAATTACACCAGAAGTTGCATTAATTGTAACCCCTGTAGTATGATCAGTAGCTTGTGTAACTGTTCCTTTACCTGTATGGACAATCCCTCTAGCCGCTTGCGTAATTACTAAATTACCTGTATCAACTGTTACATTCTGTCCTTCTGCTGCTACTGTTAATCCGGCCACTGCTGAAGTACTTGTATAAGTTTTTAATTGTATATCTCCATCTGTCCCACTAGCAGATTTACCTGCTGTTACAACTACAGATCCTGCTGTACCACTACTTGAAGCAGTTCCAGCATTTAAATTTAAATGTCCTGCTTGACTATTACTACTACCTCCTCCTTCAAGTGTTGTATTCGCTCCCACAACACCATCTCCTGAAAGATTTGGTTTAATTGTTGGGGCTGAGGTATTAGCAAATCTAATTCCCCCTATTATATTTAAACTCTCATCAAAAAATGCTGTTGGAGTTGATTGTCCCATAAATACTTTACCAGTAGAATCAAGATTAATTCCTTCATGTGTCCCATCACCACTTAACCAGCCTGTATGTAAATCAATATCATAACCAGCACAATCTAGATCTGCTGCAAGAGTTGATAAACTTGCTGCAAGAGTAATTGTTCCTGCACCGTTAGTAATAGTCATATTAGTACCAGCTGTAAGAGTTGATACTGAAGGATAACCATTAGTTGCATTACCTATAAGTAAATGTCCATTTGTAGACATTGCTGTACTGGCTGCTATAACATCTGTAGCATTTGCATATAATACTGAACCTTTAGCTATAGTAGATAAACCAGTTCCGCCATTTGGTACTGCACATTCTCCTGTTACAGTTCCTGTAAAATCTACTCCTGATAAAAATCCTGAAGTTGTATTATTACATAGACTTAAATCTATTCCAGCTTCTAAGGCTGTAAGAACTATATTATCAGAAGCTGTAGTTACTGTTAATAAACCTGTATCTCCTGATTTTATTCCTTTAAGATTTAGTTGATTTTTATTACTAATACTTGAATATAAATTCTCACCTCCTGAACCTGCAGTTGCAAAAGCTGGAAATAAAGTTTCTACTGATATTTTTTTAGATCCTCTTGAAGTACTATTAGTCACTAATAAGTAATCAGCACTTACTACACTTGTTTTTGATAATGTTGTTAAATCTATTAATTTTGACATTGTTTTATTTTTTTTATATTATACGCTATCCTATATCTATACCAGTATCATCTTCTATTGGACCAGTATTGGTACCTAAAGTTAAATTAATACTAGAACTAGAACTTGCCCCAGAGATTGATATAGGTGCACTTAAATCGTTTCCGCAATCTCTACAAAAAGTATTTACAAAGGTAATAAAATTATCGATATAATTTATATTATTTGTATTTGATATATATCTCATATTATCATTGCAATACCCCCAGTATCCTGATGCATTACCAGAAGCATTTTCTGGATCTAATCCTGCTACACTAACTCCAGAAGAAGTTGAACCTTGACCTGGACCATAAAAGATCCAAATATTTCCACTATTATGATGTTTTATTATATCTCCAGGATATAATTCAGTTGTTGAACTAAGAGTAAACATCTCATAAGTAGATGTAGTACCAACTGCTGGGTCTAATGTATTAACATTTGCATCATTTAATCCTGTAGTAGTTCCTCCTGTTATCCAAAGTTGCTCACAACTTATATATACATCTGCCGCATCTGGAGTATTTGCATCTGCACAGTTATAAATACAATCTAATCCTTTCTTTTTTAATAAATAATCTATTAATATTAATTTCCAAACATTCATAATCGAACACTCATCTATTGTCCCTATTATTAATTTATTATAATAATTAAATCCATTTTCTGCAATACACGTTTGGATTTGACTTAAAGTTTGATCTATAGTTGGGGGTATACATGGAGGTAATAGAGATGGAAATTCACAAGTATCTGGATCACAATTTGCTGTTGCTTCAGGATTATAATTTATTGCTCCATCGTCTGTACATCCACAATACTCACAACTACCATCATCATATGTACATCCTGCACAGTAATTTGATGCAGCAGGATCCATACATCCACATCCAGCTATACCACCGCCTACAGTAACTTCTACTTCCATTTGACACCCATTACAATCTTCTAATAAAATAGTCCATGTTTTAGGGCATATACCAGTTATAGTAGTTGTTCCTGTAGTATAATCTTGATCTTGTATAAAATAAGCATTACTATTTGATATACCACAAAAGAAGTACATATAAACTATAGTATAAGTTGTACAACCTGTAGCAGAAGTTACTGTTAAATCTACTGTACCATCACAATTCATAGCACATATTGTAGGATCCGCAACAGTAGCAGCTGTCGATGTATATGAGAAGTCCATTGCAGGATCTTCACAATATTGACAGTTTCCATCATCACATGGAGGAGGGGTTCCTACTAAAGTTCCTGCAATATTATATCCATAATTAGAAGCTAACGGATCCGTACATCCACACTCAAGGTATTGACATGAACCATCATCAAAAGTAGCTAAAGGATTATAATTAGATGCTGTTAGATCAGTGCACCCAGGAATACCAGTATAACAACTACCATCATCACAAGTAGCTAATGGATTATAATTAGTTTGAGTAGGGTCTGTACAACCATATACACAGTAAGTACATGAACCATCATCACAAATAGCTGAAACATTATAATTTAATGCTCCTGAGTCAGTACAACCATAGATTGGTATCTCTATGTATTCTATATTAGAGTCTAAACTACACTCAGTTTGAGTTAGAGGATCCTGTCCGTAATAACTTACAAATGTTACTTTATAATTTCCACTTCCATTTATATTAAAATATGATTGTGCAAAAGTGTGTGTATAATTAGAAAAAGGGCCTGTATTGCCAGAACCCATTACATTTATCCAATTCCCATTATCTTGAAATAATAAGTAAATTTGTGTATAATCAGCATCCGGAGTACAAGTAACATCAACTGTATATTCAAGATTACAAGTAGTTGAAGCATTTGATTGGGCAAATACAGGAGTCTCACAACAATCAGTAGTAACTATCGGACAAACTGCTTGATCATGAAAATATAAGTTTGAATCTGTAAGTATAACATCATCTGCTGCCAGACCTTGCTGAGCATTTTGACTAATTTGTGATACACAAGCTGGCACTGGAACGATTACATCAAAAATCTCATAACATTGTTCTTGTTCAGATGCTGAATCTGGATCATCTACCCAAACTTTTATACTATAATAACCATATGTAATACCTGCACCTAGCGTACTAGAAGTAAGGTTTACATTCCAACCATTGCCTTGATTATTAATTGCAGTTCCAACTATTGTGGTACCAGCATCAAATGTAGTTAAATCATTTGTTGAAATCCAATTTGAATTACCATTTGCTGATTGTGTATCCCACTTATATAATGCTACATAATAATCAGCATTTTGAGTAGTACCACTAACTATATTATTTATATAACTCTGAAAAAGAGATGTTGGTGAAATACCTGTAATATTAATTTCAGCATCTGTAGCTGTAGTATTTGTTGCATAAGTAATTGTAGCTAAAGTACCAGTACTCTGAGCAATACTAGATTGATTTTGTGGCCCTACTACTGCACCTTCATTTAGTTTTCCATTTGTCGCCTCACAATAATGACACCCTGTAAGATCTGATATACCAGCACCTGCATCATAATTTAAAGCATTAGAATCTGTACATCCAACTGTTGGGGCTGGATCAGCTAATGATACCGTTGTTTGTGCTAAACAAACTGTTGTACTAGCGTCAAACACATATACATTATAAGTCCCTTCTCTAAATCCTTCACTATTTGTTGTCCCTAATCCATACGGCGCAGATGTACTTGTTCCTCCAGGCACATATCCTTGAGCAGAAGAAGCTGCATAAGTAGCAGATCCTACTGCACCTGTTTGTAATAAACCTCCATTAACATTAGAAGTAACAGTATTACCAAATGTAAAACTAGTATTTGCAACAGCTCCAGAACCAACTCCCAATCCTGCGGTATTCCCACACATTGTATCGAGTGCGTTCTGATTTTGTATAACATATGTATAATTTGCTGTACCTGTAGGTAATCCTTGAGGAATACCATTAGTTGCAGTACTAAATCCTTGATCTAATATAGTTACATTTATATAACCATCTGTTCCCCCTATAGTAGTTGGATCAGTACCTTGTACATTAAGAGTTAAAGGTTGAGTACTATAAGTAATATCATCTCCATTAACATTAATACAATCTGGACAACAACTTCCTGGTGTCCAAATAGCTATATTTGGGTCAAGTTGAACAGCTGCAGGAATAGCAACACTAGCACAATCTTGTCCGGTATAGCCCCAATAAGCCATATTGTTTGGATTAGTACATCCATCTATTGTATAAGTTGGAGGGGCACAAGAAGGTAAATTTTCAGTATAGAAAGAATAATGTACAAAGAAGAAATTTGAATAGTTAGAATTAGATATGTGGTTATTAATTACGGTACTAAAAGGAGTGTTATACGTACTATTTGCTAGCTCAGAAGTAATCTGAGTATGAATATTAACACCAGTACTATTAGCAGGAGGAAGAAAATCCATCAATATCTCCCATTTTTGTTTAGAGGCTGTTCCGGGAGCTGGATGCCGTGTAGTCCCTGTAGAAGTAGCTATACCATCATACGCTTGCCATCCTTTCATATGCATGTGATTACCGCTACTCCAATTAGTTATAGCAGTAGATGCGTAATCAACAAAAATTCCTACCGGATCAAGTGTTGAATTAACATATGACATTTTATAGATTGAAGTACCAGCCAGTCCGTAAGACCAGAATGACCAATCATCATCCCAGTCGAATGGATCATATCCTGATGAACTAGTTCCACTTGCAGAGCATCCAAAAACCTTTGGTATAGCAAATACTGAAGCAGCAGTAAGCATTATACCAGCCCAAGCATTCCAGAATCTTTGGGAGGGCCTTGGAAGAAGTACCTCCATTCGTTCTACATGACCGGAATTAAAATGAACATCAATTTGCCTAAGCTGATCTGCAGGATTAGTGGGAAAATTGTTGTCAAAATTACCACCACCGTATTTCAACCCGAACCCATATGCTCCTGCTCCACTTGCTCCTGTAGGCGGATTGGCAGAATTACTATCCCAACTATCTCCTGTTACATCTACAATACTAGTAGCAAGATCGAATCCTGGAGCATTGTTCATAGGATCACCTACGTGATTTACACACATAATCCTATGATCGACAACACAACTAGTACCTAGCATAATATATCTAGGATCACTTGTACTATTAACCATATGAGGCTGGGTAGGATTACCTGTATAAGTAAAATCTCCTACAGTACTAGATGCTGTTGAATAAAGTGTTTCAGATACCGATCTACTTATTAAAGGTGTAGTAGCTGAAGAAGAATAAATAGATATTGTTTTCTTAAGTGCTTTTTCTTTTTCGTATGGAGAAATTGTCTTTTTTTTATCGGATTTATCTGAAGCCATAAATAGTTTTAATTAATTTTAACAATCACACCCACAACTAGCATCACAAATTTCTTTTGCTTTTAAGTATTTAGAATTTGCATCTTGTAGGAATCCTGGCCTTGCGCCCTCAGCTGCATCATTAGCCTGTACAATAGCATAATCAGCTGATTTAAGAAGTAGAAATATTTTTTGAGCTTTTGCTAATGATGTTGCGCATTTAGCACAATCACAAGCACACTCTATAAGTTCATTAGTTAATTTAGTTAAACAACAATCAATATCACAATGTAATAGTACTGATTGTCTATCTATTTCATTTCCTGTTTGCGTCTTTAAAATTACGGTAACTATACCATTTGTAATAGTTAATTTATTAACAGGTATAGGGTAACTAATATATGGCGAACCTGGAGTAACAGTAAATACGGGATTCACTGTTCCTGAACAATCAATTCCAGAACCATCTACACACTCTAATACAAAATTAGTACTGTTATCTACAGTATATCTTATACCTACTGTTAAAAATTTACAACTATCTGCTGCGTTTAAAGTTAATGCCATAATTTTTTATTTTGGTTTATTTGAAAAAAAAGACCAATAGGGGGACTAATGCCCCCTATAAGTCTTATTAAGTTAAGAGATTATGATAAATCTCCAGTCAATACGTATTCAACGTAAAGATCAAGTTTTCCTACCTCTACTGCTTCATCATCAGCTGTAGTAAGTAAAAGCTCTACATTAGCTGTTGTAGCTATACTAGTTGCTGCATTTAAAGCAATTACTTCTAATGCAGAATCATGAGCTGAATCAGCACCAAGATTTGCTCCCATGCCTACTAAAGTACCATGAATACCTGCATCCCACTGTCCTGCAGCTACACCGTTTGTACCAGTAGCACTAATTGCAATTGCTGCAACGAAAGCTCCTGTAGCACCTGTATATCCTAATGCAAGTGTTTGAGAATCATCATTACCATCTGCAAACGTTGTAGTTACAAAATAGTATGCTTTAGTAATCAAAGCTCCTTCTGGAATCCAAACAGAACCAGCAGTAGCAGATGCCGAAGCATTATTTGCTAAATTGGTTGTTGCTGCATTCCAAGTTGCTCTCGCAACATATTTATTATTTAAAGGGTTATTTGCCATTTTATTTTATGTTTTTTAAGTTAATATTATAAGTTAACGTTTGCGAACCCAGCTGAGTTCAAATAAGGATTAAGTACTCCTTCTAACGCTTGAGTTAAAGCTGCTGTTCCATTATCAAAAGCTATATTTAACTCGATAATATTATCAACACCATGAATTTGAGATGAAGAACTTCCATCTTTAGTTGCTGCAATATGATACATATCATATGAATCACCAACAACTGCTGTTTGTGTTGGAGTTACTGGAAGTTGAACTCTATTATAGTAACCATAGTTAGCACCTCTTAAGTCTTCTTCCATTTGTTTTACATAATAACCATCACCATATCCTCTAAGTGCTAAAGTACCTGTAGCTGATTGATTAGGAGCTGAAATAGTGTAAGTACCACCATTAGCTGCTGCATCACCATTTTCAATTACAATATTAAAAGTTGTTGGGTATTCAGCTACTTGACCATTAGTCATAGTTTCACCTTTATCCCATCCTACTAAAGTAATTGTAGTTGAAGCATCCCAAGTTATTGATTTTACAAACCAAGGAAGATCTGCAGAATTAGTTGCACTTAAAGAAGCACTACCAGATATACTATATCCAGAATACATTGCTCCTGTAAAGTTATCTCCAATTTCTGCTATAGTATTAATACTATTTGCATTAGTTATAACAGTGTAACTTTTAGAGTCACCGAAATTTTGTCCATTTGAAGTATTTACAAGTTTAATTGTAACTTCTACATCTGAAGTATTTGTTGCTGCTGCAGTACCAACAATTGTTGAACTTTGACTAACTGCTGCTGTATTACTTTTACCACTCCAGTTAATAACGTCTCTACCATAAACCCAAGGACTTACAATATCTCTTGTGCCATCTCCTTGTACAATTCTAAATTGTGGAGAGTCAGCTAATGTGTCTCCAGGTAACATTGCTGTTGGTCCTGAAGAACTTAATTTTTGGATTTCCACAGCTCCAGAATCTAAAATACCTGCGGTAGTTCTAGCTACTGCGACTGCGTTTCCAATATACAAATGTCTTGCCATTTTTTCTATTTTTTTAAATTAATAATTATTCATTTTTACTAACCTCATTTTGATGAGATTTGTATCGAGGGTCACTAATTCCCTCTAAAATACTGCTAACTGTCATGTCTACAATCTCTTGATGAGTGTGTTCAGGCAGCTCACAGCTAATCCCCAAAGATAGTGAAATTTGCTTTGGTTTTCTTATATAAGTGATTTTTACTTTGTCTATTATAAATATATCATTCGTATAAATATCTATATACTCTCCTCTAATTGTTGTTAAAGGAGCTGTATGTTTTGTTGCGTTAAAAGGATCATCTAAAAGTTTAAATATATCATCTTGTTGTATAAATTTATTTAGCGCAAATTCTTTTGTTGTAGTATTATCAGGCACTCTTCTTGTTGAAACTGCATTATCAGTATGTTGTGCATAGGCATATGAATTAGTTAGTGGATCACTATAGTCATTCTGATTGAAATACCCTGCTATTAAAGTAGATTGTGTGCCTACTGAAGAATCCCAATTAAACCAAGTATGTACATCAGAATCTATGGTAATTATAAATGAATTAGGATAATGTAGTCCTCCACGTGCTTCCCAATATATTGTAATACCTGGACCCCAATTATTCTCATCAAGTAAGAAATCTACAAGATGTGGTATATCTTGTGGATAATTATCAAGAGGCCACAAACCAGCAACACTAACCGATCCTGTAGCTGGGTTATCAATATCAGCTAATATTGCTATTGTATCAGTTAACTCCGTACCATTATGTAAACTAGAAACAGGCAATACGAAATAATCTATTGGGTTAGAACTACTTAGACTATATGTTAGACTTGTACAATTATCTACAAGAACTTCAGATCTTTGATTTATTAAATATAAATAATCAGAGGGAAGTTTAAATTGATCTATCCAAATATTATTATTATATTGCTCTTTAAAAGTAACAGGAGAAGAATATTCAGTAACTAAACTTCTAAGATCATCAATTCTTTTTTGACCCTCTTCAAAACCTTTACCATATTTATTATTTCTACCATATTTAGTATTAAGAAATCTTGACATAGATTTATTTAATTCTATATCTATCTCTTCAGATAGTAGCATATCAGCTTGGAGTGAATTTATTTTATCCACTCCTTGCTGAATTGCTAAATGCATTTGTGTTACATTCATATTATACTAATGATAACTCTTTTAGTTTTGCTCTTAAAATTGTTAATTTTCCAGAATTCTTTTTATCTTTAAGATGTACAACAGCATCATCCATTATATCACCAAGGATCTCATCAATAAAGATTATTTGATTTCCAATTTTTCTTAATACTCCAGCTGAAACCATTTCTTCAATTTCTGCTTTTAATGTTAAGTTTTTATCGGTTGCAATTCTAATAAATTGTTTAGGTTTGCTACTTTTAAGTTCATAAAGAGCATTCTCAATTTGATCATCAGTCATCCTATCAGGATTACTATTAGACATTAATCTTAAGACTCTCTTCATATCACTTACCTTGGAAGAAATTTTAATAAATTCTTTATCCGCATCTTTTTTAAGTTTGATAGCATTATTTTTAACTTTATCTTCTCTTGAAAGATCTTGAATATAAAATCGTTTTCCAAATTCAGTTTCCATCTCATCTTTTGTTAAAGCGACATGAGGATGTTTAAGTGCAAAATTATACTTAATATAATCCATAATACTTAATGGATTTCCATCATCGTCTTTACCAATTTCTAACTCTACTCCTGTAAATCCTATAGGAATAGTCATATCTGCCCAGAAGTTTTTTGTATGTTTTGGCCAATCTACATGATCAGGTGTTACATCTAAAACTCCGTTTAAATATTTTTTTTCATCTCCAGGATTAAAACCCTTAAGAGGTTGTCTATTTACATAGACACTACTAAGCTTCATAGTTGCTTCAGCTCGTACTGCTTTAGGTAAGTGACCTCCTAGGTCCTTTCTCCTGATAAAAATTTTTTTACTCATAATAATAGTTCTTTTAAAGTTTTAATTAAGTGGATGTAAAGAATAACTCTCCGTATAATAATTAATTAAAGCAGTGGGGAATTGCTCCCCCACAACCTTAATCAAAAACCAATATATAGACGCAAATTAATGCCAAATTAGGACGCTACACATGTAATATCAAGCGAAGTATCAAATCTCTTAAGAGCAATACCAGCTGTCTTTAACATATGAACGCTTGCCCCGTCAACATCAGACGCTCTAGATGAAGTTGAATCAAATCCTCTAGGGACTACAGATCCAGCTACACACCATCTCATAGACTCACGACCTTTCTTAGAGATCATTTGTAAGTTATTTTGACCATCATAATTTGATTGATCAACAAATACCATTCTATAAGACTCAAGAGAGTATCCAGTTGTTGGGTGCTTACTACGAGCTTGAGCGACAGCTCCATGGTCAAATAATGGTAATTTTACCACATTAACAACATGTCCGTCTACGTGCTCGTAAGACGTAAAGTAACCAGTTAAACCTAATGATCTACCAGAACCTGTGATGAATCTGTTCTCACCTCCAACTTTCCAAGTTGCGCCTGAAAAGTGAGATTTAAGAGCCTCATCAAATTCACGAGCTCCACCAGTACCAGTGTAAAGAGTTACTTGTTTTTTAGAAGCATCAGTCATTCCGTAGAATAAGTCACCGATGATATTCTTCAATTTTGTTTCAGTCATTGTAGAGTAAGTGTCTGTTTCAACAATTTGCTCTAAAAGACCAGGACCTATGATTACAGGTTGCCCATTCTCATCTTTCATATAAGTATTTCCGTTTGAATCATAAGATTTTTGACCATACCAGTAATACATTTCACACTCTTCTTTAAAGTCAAGCATATGTAAATACTCTTCGTAGTCCATCCAAAGTTTAGTAGTAGATCCACCTTTAGTTGGTAAAGAGAATTCTGCTACAAAATCTTTAGCATTTCCAGACATGTGGTAAGATTTTCTAACTGTAGTTAGTTTGTTTCTTACTAATCCTGGAGTTTCCCAGTTTGAAGCGTTACCTCTAGAGAAGTCAACTCCTACTGGTGCATACATTTGCGCCCAAAGC